TTGGACTCATGGACAGCTTGCTTCTCAGCAGCTTTATTTTTAAGGAAAGTACCAGCTAAGTTTGCTACAGGGCCAATCAACGCTTGCCACATGTTACACTCCTTAAAGATAAAGCTAAGGGGCCACTACAGCGCAGCCCCCAGCTAAATGATTGTTACTTAGGAACAACCAAGGTCAAACCTGACTCAGGACGCAGTACGTTTACGCCGTACAGAGTATCTGAGGTGAACAGGTTAGCAAGGAACTCTTGCTTGTACTGAGTCTGAGAACGAACTCCCAGTTGTTCAGCCATTACAATTGCATCCTTCTGGAACAACAGCGCGCCCAAAGAGTCTACAGAGGAAGCAGAGTTGTCGCCAGCAGCTTCAACAACAGGGCAGTTGGTGCTAACATATACGTCAATGCCGTACAGTTGACCAATCTGACCACCGGGAACCTGACCGTTGTTTACGAAGTCAGAGCTTACGTAACGATCAATACCCATGATGGTGTTGCGAACTGAAGGAGGAATGACAAAGCAACGATTTTCCATAGGAACATCAGCATCGTCTAGCTTCTGAATGATGCCACGGAATGCAGCGTCAGTGAATACATCAGCAGTGGTTACAGTGTCAGCCGTGTAGGTAGACAGGCCGTTGGTAGCGTCTGCGAAGAACGTACCACCATTGTTGAGGTAAGTCGTAGAAGACGTACCAGCAGAACCAAGGCCAGTAGCCAAGCTGTGCAGGTCGGTGTCAACTTGCTTCGCCAAAGCGTAGCCAGCATCTTCCGTGTAAAACTGACGCAGTGAGCTAAGAGCCTGTACGTCCGTGATGTCTTCGATCAAACGTGAGTATTCAAAGTGCTTGTCAATAGAGATCTGCACTTCACCTTCCGTAGCGTTCTGAACCGTTACAGCGGTGTTCTCAGCTTTAGCGTGAGCGTCACCACGGACAGGCTTAGGCACATGGATGGTATCACCCTTCTTGCCAGCCATAGACATCTTCTTGACAAGGTTTGCCAATACGAGGTTCTTCTGGTAGGCCGCAATAATCTCATCACTCCAGATTTCTGGAATGAAAGTAGCTGCGCTAGTGTTGTCAACAAACCCGCCAGTTGCGGGATATGTGGAATCAGTCATAATAAATATCTCCTAAGATATACTATCTGACCCGTTTTTCTGCGTATGCCTTCATAATCTCTGGTTGTAGAGCAGCATAGCGGTCAGGGTCGGTTCTCATAAGGTTAATAATGTCTGCGCGTCGGTAGATCTTCTTAGGTGCTGACTCATTGCTACCACGGGCATTACCTGTGGCTGCTGCCTTAACTGCTTGCTTACGGGATTGCTCCTCTACAGCGGCAGTCTGCTGTACAATGTTCTGTCGCTCTTTCCACAAGCTAAATAGCTCATCAGCGGCTTCACTGTCGTACTGCTGGTCTGCTGCTACAAACAGCTTAGTCCTAACATTAGATGCTTTAATCCACTCAGCAAAGTTAGTGTCCTGCAAAATCTGCTGCATATCAGGGTGCTTACGTTGTAGCTCTGATAGTGCAGTGCTTGCACGATACTGTTGCGTTACGGCTTCAGCTTCCTTAATCTTAGGATGGTTCTGAATAGCCCTGTCTACAGCCTTATCAGGGTCTGTAAACCAATCTACTTCTTCGACTTCTGGTGGTGCTTGTTGCGTATCTTGCGTGAGTTGTGTCTGGATGTACGTATCAACAACCTTGCGTAGCTCACCTACTTCAGAACTCTGTCGGCCCAACAGCTTCTCAGCTTCTTGGTGCATCTGTACAAGTTCTTCAGCGGACTTGCCTTTGTACTTATCAGGGATCTCAGGTTCCTGTACTTGTGGTTCAGGGGTTTCCTGTTGCTCCTCTGCTTGTGCAAACATCTCTAGTTGTTGTTCGTCTTCTTGGTTATCCTGACGCTCAGGTTCAATAATCTTAGCCATTATTAACTCCGTACCTTAGTATTGTGGAGGTTTTTATTATGAAGGTTCTCTATGAGGTTCGCCTTCGCTCGTGTGCCATGTGTTGCTCCCTTCGCTTAACCCATCTATCATGTGCATCAGGGAAGTCTCCGCTGATACCTTCAAGATTAGATCTCACTGGGGAGATAACACGTTTAGCGTCCATGCCACAACTGCACCTAGAAGTTGTGACATCAGACTTAACTAAATCTTCAAACAGCTTGCCACAAGGACATCTAAAATCAAACAGCCTCATCTATAGCTTCCTCAGTGTTTTCTGATTCTGCATGAGCGTTATCAATCTGTGTTTCAAAATTAAGTATGGTTGCTAGGATAGCTAACTGTCCCTTACGGAAGTTCAAGTTATCATTATCCGTAGTCATCTCTACTGAGTTGATCTGCATAACATTACTTTCAAGGTCAGAGATTAGCTGTTTCCAGCCTTCTGATCTAAACATTGAGAAGTAATTGTTAAAATAAGTTTCTAACTCTTGAGTCATTGTATTTTACCTTTATTAAAGAATACAGTGTACGTAAAGTACCTATCTATTATAGCATACTTTTTTGTATTTGTCAAGTGTTTTTTAATAAAAAGTTAATTAAAAGTGCAAGTATCATAGGGAGTAGTATAACTACAACGCTAAAGATAGCTGCGTACTGCTTAACCTCCTTCCAAAATTGTTTCTTAGCTGCTGCCTTCCTAGCTAACTCTAGTTGTTTAGCCTTCCTTGCTTCAGCCATAGCAGCCATAGCTTCGTTGTATAGCTGTCCGTTACCGCTGACTGTAAAGAGATCTTTAATCTCCTTCATAGTCTCTTGTATTTGTTTCTTGGCTAGTGCAGCTTTGACAGCATCAGCTTCAGACAAACCTCCTGAGTTTTGCGCTCTTGCTAACTCAACCTCTGCACCGCCAAGTGTTGATAGAAAACTAGAGATACTTGAGATGTCATTGGTTGTCTCAGCTACACGCTTAATAGCGGATGTTGCAGCGTTAACACCAGCGACAATTGCACTTATCTCTGCTATCATTGGTTACTTCTTCTTTTTAGCCATACGCTTTTTAGCTTTAGCCGCCGCTGCTTTACCTTTAGGGGTATAGCTGTACTTCTTTCCACCTACCATTGGCATTTTACTTTCTCCTTGATTTAGCGCCAGAACACTTCCAACGCTTACGTGATAAGTTGTTAGGTGTGTTAGGATCATTCTGCTTCTTTTTAGAAAGACGCTTCTTGATACCTAGCGACCTAGCACAGTAGCTGTCTCCCTTACTGGTTCCCGGCTTTACTCTAGGGCCACCGCCTTTAGCTTGACCAGCCTGACCATAAGAGACTTTTTTACCACTGGAAGTCACTTTTACTTTAGCTTTACCTCTACGTGGACTAGGCATTACGCCGCCTTCTTGTTCGGTAGTTTCTTAACATTCTTTTCCTCTAACTCTTTAATCTTAGCTTCTAGTTCTTCAAACTTCTTGTTAACCTGCTCTACTATCTGAGTTAGTTCTGTGCGTGTTACGACCATCAATTTATCCTTGTTGTAGTCTAAGGGGTTGACTTGGTTGCTGTGGTTGTTGCTGAGGTTGATTTTTTAGGTCAATCTCTTTCTCTTTCAAGAATGTCTGAGCAATCTTCATACGACGCTCAAACTCCTTGTCCTCTTGGTCGCCTGCCTTCAGGTTAGCTGTGACTGCCTTAATCTGGTCAATCTGTAGCTCCTGTGGGGCAAGCTGTGTCTCTACAGCAATCTTCTGCGCTCTAGCGTTAGACTCCTGTGCCTGACCGTTAAGTGCTGCTGTCTGTGACTGCTGGAAGGCCATCTGTGCCTGTGCAGCCGCTTGTTGCATTTGCTGCTGTTCAGGTGTAGGCTGTGAGGCTTGCTCTGCCTGAGCCAACTTAGCCATTAGTTCTTCACGGTTAGACAGGTTCATGTTATCAATGATTGACTGAATTAACGTGTTGTACAGTGGAGACTCTGCTGGCATGGTTTGCAGTAGTTGCACAAGTTGCGTTACTTCGTACTCACGGGCAATGATACCTAGAGTAGACGTAGTGTTAAACTTGTAGTCCTTGACAGGGTAGTTCTCTGGGTCAAACTGCATGTAACGACAAGCAGCCTTCTTGACAAATGGGATTAAGAATGACTGCTGGAAGTTAATTAAGGTACGCTTATGACGCTTGATGATTGCACCAAGGGACATGCTGATACCAGCAGCCGTAGCGTCACCGTTGATACTACCGGGGATACCAGCAGAGTCAATAGCACCTGTAGACATCTGAACCATCTTTTGTAGTTCTGCTGCCTGTGCAAAAGTAATCTGACTAACCTGACCAAAGTTGAATGGATTGAGTACAGTCTTAGGGTCGCCATTGGTCAAGATGATCTTACCGGGGCGTACCTCTGGCCTAGAGCCTCTAGGAAGCCGTGTAGCGTCCATAGCCATCATTGGGTGTACTGTTAGGGCTAGGGCATCAATACGTGCACGTAGCTCCGTATCAAGCGCCTTCTGGCTGTTGTAGCCCTTCTCACATACACCTCGGCCCCAGAACCTACCGGGCACTACATCCCAAGGGAATGCTACTACAGGACGATCCTGCATCATGTATGGGTTAGCTTCTGCTTTTAGTAGGATGCCTCCATTAGCGACAACCACAATAGCTTCCACGTAATAGCTGGCATCTTCATCGTTCTCTGGTTCCTCTACTTCAATATCAGCAATGTCTTCGTCTTCGTCAAGCAGAGCTTCCTTCTCGCCAATCTCTAGTAGGTAGCGAGGCACAAGACCGTAGTACTTAGTTAGGCGTACCTTGTCATCGTCATAACTTGTTAGGTCTTGGTCTGGCTCAAGGTCGTAGTCACTAGCCGCCTGACCTACGTATACGTTCCTATAG